CATTAACGTAAACGTTAGTGTGCCCGCATCTTTTAGTCCTGTAATGAAAGTCTTATAACCACCAAGAGTATCTAACGCTGTCGAGTCGATGGTCTCCTTAGTCATATTTGGCCCACTGATATTCGTTACCTGTGCAATTGAAACATATTTTTCCAACGGTGTTAGTCCAATATCGAACATCTCTTTAGAACCATCGCCCAACGCCGTTGGAGTAACCAGCAGACTTGCATCGGTATCTCCACTTATTGCTGTTACAACATTAGCTATAGTTGATGTTTCATATTCATCATGTTCCAAAACATACGTAACGGTAATAGCATTACCCACTACATCAACAGTTATAGCCGTAGCAGAAGAACTTCCAGTAGCCTTGAAGGTTATGTCCTCATTTCCAAGTGCCGTTGAAACTAACTTTATACCTCGAAGGCCATCTGGATTCCATATTTCAGCAAACGGAAATTCGTCAGAGTCGTAGTATTGGAACTTAGTCCCAATCCCAGTCAATACCGCCATTGTTACACCTCCCCTCTAATCAAATCAAATGATACTACAAACCTTGCTCGATTACTCTCGTCCCAGTCCAAGAGTGCTGGTTCTTGAGTACACTTGATAAGCAAATAGTCGTCGTTATTGATCTTTATGTTACCTTGATTATGCAGTAGATCTTTTATCTTTTTAGCCAACTCCCAGCCTGCGCTGTAACTTGAATTTCTGATTCTTATTTGAATTGAAGGATAACTTACCTTAAGCAAGTTATTATAGAACACAGTTGGTGGCCCACCAGGAGTGTCAAAGATAGTCACACAGTTATCAGGAGTGGCAGGCTCCCTACCTATGAAGAGATTAGTAGCAAAGGTCAACCCCAAGTCAGCTTGTGTCAGCAATATTTTAACAGCTTCACTTGGAGAGTTCATTTTATCTTTGCCACACTCCTTATCTCCTCAAGTATCCTATTCTTACAACGCTTTATAGAAGCCTCAAGGAACTTCGCTCCAGCAGTGGGTTTCCGTGGTGTTTCAATCAGCTTGCCACCCTTCTTAATTATCTTAGGTCGTTGAAAGTTTGCATCTACCATTTCATGAACATACCAAGCATAGAATGCCGTAAACCCCATTGCAACAGTAGGTCTTCTCTTAGAGTTTACAGCACTTGTTTGAGCACTGATAACATTTGAATGATCACTTGCCAGTTTAGCTGAATTATCACCCTTGAACTTGGCAGACTTCCCCATCTGAACTCCCTTACCACCAGAAGCTGTGATGAACCAACTGTTCTGAAGGTTCCCAGTATCTACAGGAACAGCTGGAAGTGGCCCGTTAACAACGTCATATGCAACAATGACAGCACCACTAATGAGTCCTCCAAGAGTCCTCCCCTCAATCGCTTTTACTTCCTTGTTTAAGTTCGTTAACACCTCGTTAAGTCCTGAAGTCAAAACTCTTTTGGCCATCACACATACACCACCATAACGAACTCATCTTTAGATCGGAACAACGGTGATCGCTCAATTCGTTTTATTTCCCGTGCACCAGCGACTGATTTGGGATTGGTCAGTTGGCTTGATGTTAGATTACTTAGGCTCCCCAACCAAATATACCCACCAACCTCCAAGTCGGTATCAGTTACAAGGATTTGGGCGTCTGATACAATCTCGTCGCCGTTCTGTGCCAACACCTTCTTACTGACATCATCCCACCTACACTTAATGGCCTTGGAGGTATATGAATACCCACCATAACCATCAGGAGTTCCAGGAGTCCAGTAAACGGCGTCTTGCACACAAACATACTTGACGAACTTGATGATTGGATCAGACACCCTTGATCACCCACATTCCAGCCTTACGAACACCAGCCAACTCAGCCAACTTACCGCTGGTATCTAAGAGCTTCACCTGCTGACCATACAATGACGCATCAAGTCCCAGACCACTCATCCCCTGATATTTAATGCTGGTTGGCCCAGCACTTGCTTGTTCTGGTTGACGCTCTCTTGATATGGCCAGCAGGTGAGCCGTGAGCCAGCGCTCTATCTCTTTCAACAGAGTCTCTGACAAAGCTTCGCTACGCAACGCTTCATCAACAAAAGCGCTTGCACTTGCAATGTAGGCACCAATGACGGCATCATCGAGCTCCGTCTCTATTATTTGTTTAACTTCGACTGCCGTCACTCTGCTCATACCAACACACCCCTATTAAATTTGCTTTAGAACTACTATTCCCGTATTGCCCTCCTGATCGGCACGAATCTGAGGAACCTGTATGGTAAGCACTTTATACTTCGTTACCATATTGCCCTCAGTCTGCCACTCAACGTTCTGAATGCCCAAGCCTCTGACCAACCTAACCACCTCAGGATTCATCTCAACTAACACTACAGTATCGGCTGGCAGCATGTAAGCAACCTTGATATCTTGAATACCACCGATAGCCTTAATACGATCTCTGATAGTAATAAAGTTCTTATCAGCAGCTTCCCCGTAGTCCTCGTCAAGTATTGCCTCATACCCAGCAGGAATGTAGAGCACCCACGGCCCGAAGTGCTTTTTAGCCAAGCTCTTCTCTTTCATGGCTATAACGTCAGTGACTATTGCCTCTCCAGTCGCAGACGTCCATGCAGTATTCATATCAGCAACCTGTACCTTCGGATGAGTCAGGTAACTGTATATCGTGCCACCACCGAAAGAATATGTAGTGTTTGAGAACAGCAAGCTTTCCAGCTTCTCGTTGACTTTCCTTGCAGCTCTCTCAGCAAGCGTGGTATCAAGTGGGTTGCCGAGGTTCCTGCTCGCAGCTAACACACGGGCGTTCAGCTCATAGTCCGCATGAATGATCGGCAAGGGCAGGTAATTGGTCGTATATACGGGTCGATCCCCCTTGGCTCTGCTAATCCCGTCCATGGTCATCTCTGCTTCAAGAGCATCACTGATATCGTGATACTCAAGGACAGTCGTTCCCATGGCGTTGCCGAGGTTGTACACAAGCCCATTGGTAATTAGATCTTGAATACCAACTAACTGACGCTCGGCTACTCTAAGAACAGCCTCATCAAGTTGACGCCATTCGTGTGGTCTTAACGTTGCGTTAGTCTGTATAGGCCTCATTTGATATGAACTTACATCCTTAGGATCACCACCAACATATACTTGAACATAGCTCAAACCATCATCTTCAACGAATGGGCGCATACGACCTACATCAAGTCTCCCATTTGCCATCAGGAAATTAGCAACATCCCCCTGTGCTACTCCATTACCTATTAAATCCATTCTGACATCCATCTATTTATTCCCTCCTCTCACTAAATTATTCTTACCAAACCACGAACAACTGCACCATCGGGTTCAATAACTTCCGCAGCCTGTGCAACTACCATACCAGGATTGACATCTTCCCCACCAGTAAGTGGCGTAGCCAAAAGATCATCAGTAACCTTCGTAGTCCCAGTTCCAACAACTTCTGCAAACACAAGGGCTTTTGCATCGGTATCAGCATTGATTGCATTTACTACCTGTGCAAAATTGGATTCAGAACCTGAAGTATTAGCATATGTTACAGTTATAAGATATGGTGCAGTCCCAGTAACAGTAACGGTTTCACTACCAGCCGTTACAGCGGCACTGCCAGTAAGAGCCAATGCAATATTATTGCCTGCAACTCCAGGCACACGAGCAGTTAACTGCAGCCCATTAGTATCATCTGGAGTATATACTAATGAAGCTATAGTAAGCTGCTTTGAGAATTTCTCCAACGAGCCATTACCAGCACTCATTAGAAAATCACCAATAGCTACATCAGCCCCAGAAACCAAAGCATTAACTATATCACCACGCCCAGGCAGCCACACCTGCACCTGATCATCAGCTGCATAATTATCGTCAATGCCCTTCCCCTGTAGCTCATCCTCAAGTGCAAATAGAGGATAAGCACTCCCACCAGCTTCACTATGAGGAGCCACTTCACCATTAGAATCAAGCTCAAGCAACATACCAGGAGTAATTTCGTCAGCAGCTACAAACTCCTCAATTACATCACTATACTTCTTGACTTTTACAGTCTTATACACCATCTTTTACTTCCCTCCTTCATTCATTTTTACCCCAAAGGGCAATAGCATCTCTGGTCTAACTCTGCTCTTTTGGGCAACATTGGCCTGCACAGCCTTAACGCTGTAATCCACCTTAGCAGGAATAGCCTTGACCAGTTTCTCATGCTGTCAGACTTTCATAGCATTTAACTCATCATCAGTGAATGCACCCTCTGCAGCATTGGCCTTGATATAACCAATATACTCTTGTTTCTTATCCCCAAGCAGCTTCAAGCTGAAGTCAAGTTGTTCCCTGATCTCAGCTGGTGCCATTTCAAGATAAGCATTCAAGTCTTTGAACTTCTCTTTTAACTCTTCCATCACCTTGTCCTTGTTCACCTCCACCTTTTCTTTTTCAGGCTCTTTGGTCAACTCAATCAACTTATCGAGTTGCCCGTCCTCAAGATTCTTAAGCCACTCAACATCTTCTTCTGTGAATTTCTTACTCTGCACTAACAGCTTTACCTTATCTGGACATCCCATCTTACTACCTCCTCTCGTAGTTAAGTTTTCTATATCTGGAACTTCGAGTTCAAGATCGAACTCATCATTCAATAGTTCGTAAGCCTTTTTCCTTGCCTGCTTACGCACTTCAGGGCTAACATCTTTAACCTGTGCCCCTCTGCCACCAATTACCGCCCTCAACGCTCTTTCGTTGAGCTTCCCCGTTCTGGGATTAACCACAGGAAACTTAAGATCCTCGAACGTCTCAGCATCAGCATCTCCTATCAGAAAGTGTGCGGCTATTTTCGCTCGCTCGTCTCTTGGTAGATCTTCCCACCGACCATCAACTCCAAAGTCCTTTAAGGTCACCCCAGACCACGCCGTACTCTCAGTTCCATTATACACCAACTTGTAAACATTTACCACACTTTTATCACCACCTTTATTGGTTTCTCTTTGTGCAACTATGAATTTAACATATTTCTCCAACTTAACTGGTTCATTCACAAATTCGACCCCGCCACTATCATTGATTATGTAGTCTTGTTTGTAATATCTTGTTTCACCCACAGACTTATCTACAAACCGATACACAATATGATCATCGTATAATTCTTCAAGCATGCAGTAACCTTTATCACTATCCATAACACTAAGTCTATCCTCAACCTTATATAACAGGTCTCTATAGTTCGTCTGTAATGTCTTTATAAGCACAGTATCATTACTCTTGGAGTTCACACCAAGACCACACCCATCCTCTAACGAGCAGGCCCCCCTTTCATTAGGTAGAATGGCCAAGTGGTCAGGTCTATGATTCCGCGCTACCCCGATATACTTTTCATTCTTCCACTCACCAGGAATCATATCATCATCGGTGAACACACCAACGCTGACATCAACAGCCTTGCCCTCCCTGAGCAACTTGAGAATTTCTGGTGCGACCTGTGCAGCCCTGTTCTCATTGATCCATGCCTCAGCCTTAAGTTTACCATCTTCAAATCGTGTATTGTAAACTCTGCCGATAACTCGCTCATCTACAAGTTCTGGAGAGTTAGCTGAAACGTAAAATCCTTTTTCGTCCTCTGGATGATAAACCACAACTGGTATGCCATTCCACGACTCTGGTATCTTACCCAACTCTTCAGCTGGGTGGTAAAGTGGGCCGTGACTGCCAGCATGAACTCCTTCTACCATCATTACAACAGGAACAACCAAGTGCTTCTCTCCTTGATGCTTTTTGACTGTGATCGTATAAGGAGCCCTCGTTCTTATTTGATTATACGCCGATGCTGAATTGCCAGCCACACCATTGGCCTGCTTGACCGCACTCACCTCACATGTCTTCTGATCTCCCCCCTCCTTTAAGCACCGCTCAAGGGCTGAATTGGCAATTGCAACCCACTGTCGCTTCTCTTTGTCCGTAAGTCCTTTCTTGAATCTATCCACATCATCAACTGTCCATGGCATTGACTACTCACCTCCTTTCTTACCCTTAACAGGAACAATAGTGCATCTACAATTCGGATGAACTGGTATTAACCTTTCAGCTTCCTCCAAACTGTACTGCCTGCATATATTGATTGAAATTTGTTATTCGTTTCAATCGTATCATATCGCGTATACGTAATTGATCTTGTAATGACAACCTTGAAAAGATACCACTTTGCATATCCTGAGCAATCTTTCTACTATCTTCAATTTTCATTTCAATCAATCCCCCAAAACAGTTAACGCTGTTCTGTTAACAACAACAAAGTAATCCTGTTCCCCTCCACCAGCAATAGGAACTCTTATAGCATCATATCCTTTCAAAGCGCAATACCTACCCGGATCCTTGCCTAATTCCTTAAAAGATAACCATACACTTGCTTGCTCTTCTGTTAAGGTACCTTCATTAACCAATTTTGATATCGGAACAAAACCAGTTTTCGACTCAACTTTCTTACTCCATTCAGCCATTTCCTTTTTAAGATCATCCCAATGTATAACTTTAGCTGATTCTGGTAGTTTGGCAGTTATAACATTTTCCGCCTTATCAAGCGCATAACCCAGAGCTTCCCTTTTGGACATAGCAAAATAGTTACCATTTCCGTAGACCCCAGTTCCACCAAAATACTCTCCAGAAAGAAATTGAATCTTATGTAAAGGATCTGTAACACCACGGTAAAGAGTTATGCCTTTTATGGAATCGAACTGTTCTTTAGAAACGCGGTTGGGTAAACCATCCATTTTTTGCAGCTTGACTAATTGAACCAACCAATTATCCGCCAAAACAGTATTTTCCCCATGACCTAACGATGTGTAATAGTAAGAATCTTGCCGTAAAATATCGTATATTGGGCTGTCAGGACTTATATCAGGAAGCGACCAATCGTTCCTTTCTTCAGAAGGTAATTCAATAGGTTCCTCCTCTTTACTTTCTTTCTTACCCTTAACAGGAACAATAGTGCATCTACAATTCGGATGAACTGGTATTAACCTTTCAGCTTCCTCCAAACTGTACTGCTTCCCTTCCAAACCCGCACAATCTGGACACACTCTGCCATCCTTAGCTGTAGCCAACTCAGCAACCACATACACCCCTTCAACTTCCCAACTCTTCATTTCCGCTACTTTAGCTTGATGGTGTGCTCGTATGATCTCAGTTCTTGCCAACATTTCCGCTCTTCGTTTAGCAGGTATAAACCTACCCAAAGTGTCGGTTATCCCAAGATCAGCACCAGCACCTGACACTACCTTGTTCAACATTTGTGCCAACTGTCGAGGGTTACGTCCTTCAGCCATTCCTAACGACAAAACTT